GCGTATCCAACTACAAGAAACAAACGCCTATTAAACGGCCTGGTAGGCATGCAAAACACTACTCAAAACGCATACCTCATCGAAAAAAATCTCGCGGCCAGGGTTAAAAACGTGGTTTTTAGAATTCTCATATTTCTACTCTGGGTTGATATTATTTTATTAACAATTTTTTTATTTGCTACCTTGACAATCATCATCTAGTATCCAATATAAAGAGAAAGAAAGAAAAACTATAAAAAAAAGAAAAACTAAAAAAACAGAAGAAGTAGAAACGTCTAATGTTTATGTGTTCTATAATATCCTTACTCACGTAATGTTATTTGTAGATGCATTTACTTATGATGAAGCTATGCATAAGTTTGATTCATGCGCATTTGAATTCAGAAAAGATTGGAAAGTCTTTTTAGAATTGGATAGTCAACCAGCATGACTAAGAAAGCAGAAGCATGGGCTAAAAGAAATGTTTGGTTTGGTAAAGATCATACCGCAACTTTCCTTGCATGTGAGACTCATAATAAATTAATAGATCTAGGAATACGACCTAGTACTAATTTATATTATAATTTAATTGATTGGATTATGGAACCACATCTTATTAAATGGAAACGGAGACATTTATCTCCAGCCCAGAAAAGAATCGCAAGAAAATTAGGGGTATCTTTTAAGGAATACGCTAAGGAGTTAGGATGAACTTACAAACAATTAATGATGTGGCTAATGAATGGGAAAAAACTAAAGATCCCAAACTTAAGGAAAAATGGTACAAATTAGTAAGAGAGTTTCATGAAAGTAATAGTCATATTATTGCTGACAACGAACCTAACGGTCCAAGAAATACGACTCCCGACTCACGGTCTTGATTGTGGTCAGCTAGGTAATGCCTGGCGAGAAGCACACACCACGCACCGTGGAGCTGGGAAGGACCAAGGGAATTATTTACCTAACGGTAATCTCATGTTTGCTTATTATTGCGAATAGTCCCGTTGAGTTCAGAACGAACATCTAAACGGGATCAAAAGGTGAGAAGTAATTCTCGTATACACAATCTTGCCACAATTGTCAAGTTGTTTTATCAGGTATCTCTTTGCACGCGAATTTTATATAGATTTTGTGTTCGTTTATATATTCATCCCCCATTACATTCAGTAATTCTAAAGAATCATTATATCCTCGATACATACAATTGGACCAATCCTCAAACAATTGCTTGTTTTGGAATGGCGCCTGACATTCGCCTGCGACAGCAGAACAAATGATTATCATTAATGCTATTTTCATGTTGACAATCCTAGTCCAAAATCCTATATTATAGTTTATGGAAAGTGAGAAATTATTACACCTCTGCAAATTTATTAGCAGAGAAAACGTAAAATTGAAAGTAAAAATTAAAGCGTTGGAAGATGAGATTGAAGCTCTCCATATTTTATTAAAAGAAAAGGAAAGAACAGATGACCGATACAACTAAATACAGAAACATTTCAGTAACTCACGCAGTGTATTCAGATCTAGAAAAGATTTCTAGAAATACAGTGCCAGGTGTGAAACTTTCTATCAGTAAAACGGTGGAATCATTGAGCGCCGCAGAAAAACAAAGACTCAATGGAAGATTAAGTAAGGAAAGAAAATGAAACGATCGGGCCCCGCAAACCAAAACGCTTACAGTTTAACTGGTGGACGTGGTTTAGAACCCGAGCAGTATCTTTGGATTGCTGTGTTGGCTCGAGCGTTACACGACGCCTTTGGCATTACCGATTACACCGAATCCAAACGAGCTTTATCTTGGCTCAATGGCTACAGTAAAGATTTTCGTTTGGTGTGTGAACTAGCGGGGAGAGAACCCAAGTACGTTAAACAAAAAATACAAAAACAATTAAATGAAAGAGAGGCATACTTTGAACAAATACAAAAGACCTACCCACACCGCAATCTGTCCCACGTGTAAAGGTAATGGGTATTTAAGATTTAAACAGACTTTAATAAAACTATGGAATTGGGATCTAGGATATAGTAGAATGAAAGATTGTGAAACATGTGAATCACAAGGAGAGATAATTTATGATGAACCCAAGATGGTACAGGCTTTTAATGCTGGCTATGGTGCTAAGCATAACAGCTGTCCTCATAACTAGCTGCAGTGAGTTTGCTCTACTGGCATCAGGTAGTTCTATTGCTGTATCTCAAAACGCATACGTTAAAGCCTATAATGGTATTGACGTGTTGACGATTGTTAAAACGGATAAAGATATTAAAAGACATTTATATGACCAAATCAAAGACGCAAAACAGAGAACGAGGACGCAAGTGGGATGGGCGAAGTCGTATTTCAACAAGTAAGTATAAAAAGAATTATAACGAAATCAACTGGGGAAACCTGGACGAGATCTCACAAACGATGAAAGAGGATTATGAAAGAAAGAACACCAGCTCAGATACGTGAGCATTTACAGTGGGTTTATAGACAGCCCGACTATTACACTAACCGGAGAAAGGCGAACAAAAAATATTATTCTAAACCCATTAACCAAGAGAAGAAGCGTGTCTACATGAAGGAGTATGCCACGCGTCCCGAAGTCATTGCTAAGAGAATAAAAAAATATCAAAAAAATTATCATAAAAAAGCTAAGATTAAACGTGATAAGAAAGCTTATGTTAAGATGTATAACTCTTTGTTTTGTACTAAGATCAAGCGACATGAATGGTATGTTAATAAGAAAATAAAAGATTATGAAAAAGAAAAAAACGAAAACTTGCACGCACAAAATACTGAAAGATTTACTAATGTCTAAAAGTGATGAGACGGAACAACTGAAAGAATTGTTTGATGCCTGTTATGAAAGAGCTTTGTTCTTAAGTGAACAGCATAATCCTCAAATGGTTGCCTCAACGTACATGGCCATTGCGATGCGTATTTATAAAACGGTCCTGAGCGCCGACGAATATGAGCGCATGCTTCATGTTATTCAGGAGACTGAAGTCGAGCCTTACGAAGATGCGGAGACTTTACATTGAACCGGTTTTTTATTATCGTATTTTTAAGCTTAAGTTCCATGATCCTTGTTTCGTTATATATGCTTTATGTAATCGGAAACGTGGACGCGACTATGGCCACGGGAGGAATTAGAATATGAAATTAAACGATAAATTCAAATACATTACTGCTACCAGCTACACGGATCACGGCTCGCGGACCTATGATGTTAAAGGTGTAAGATTGCCGTCGGTTACAACTATCCTTGCAAAAACAAAAGATCAGAGTTATATCAAGCGCTGGAAGGAAAAAGTTGGTCATGAAGAAGCAGAGAGAATCAAGAATCATTCAAGCAAGCGGGGGACTAGCATGCATAAGTTCTTGGAAAAATACATCGAGGGGTATGGTTATCAAGACCTTACAACTATTGGTCGCGAGGCAGCTCCGATGGCTCAAAAGATTATTGAGATCGGTTTAACTCCTGTTACCGAATATTACGGCTCAGAAATTACACTCTACTACCCAGGTTTATACGCAGGCTCAACAGATTTAGTTTGTATGCACAATGACATGGAAACAATCATTGACTTTAAGCAAGCGAACAGACCTAAGAATCCTGAATGGATTGAGGATTACTACCTGCAAATTGCAGCGTATTGCATGGCCCATGACGCTGTTTATGGCTCTAACATTAGACAAGGTATCATAATGGTCTGTACTCCTGACCTGTATTTCCAAGAGTTTAGATTCCAGGATGCTGATTTACGCAACTGGAAGTGGAAATGGCTTAAAAGGCTTAATATGTATCATGAGTTGCAAAGAGACTACAAAGAAGAAGCTCAGATAGATACACAGGCATTATTAGCCGAATTCGAGAGAGATTCCTGACATATAGGGATATAGAAACTTTTCACCACCTCAGAAAAAAAACGTAAAACAAAATGTAAGTGTAAGATTTTACAAAAAATGACGAATAAGTGTTGGTAATACTAGCTAATCTTACTTACAAATTACTTACAAATCTTACAAATCTCAAAATAAGCAAGCAATACCAACGATTATGAAAAAACAAAAATGTAAGTCGTCTAGAATCATTGGTAGACAACACAAATAGTATTGTATTTGGCACGAAAAAGTTTCCTTACCTTAAATATATTTAAAACTTCCTATATACCTATAGGCTGAGATCTGATATTGAATAATTGGGTTATGCAATATGGGTCGACAAAAACAAATCTCCAACGAGAATTGGATGGATACTTTCAATCGTATTCACAACCCATGGATGTTCAACAATGAAAAGAAAACCGAAAAGAAGAAAACCAAGAAGAAAAAGAAAACTAGTCGAGCCGGTTCAAACAAACGACATTCCGTTCTCTAAGTACAGAATAGAATGGATTGATATTATATCAGATTCTGGCTGGGCTGATGAGCGTGAGTTTCATAAAATGAAATTAGCTTATCCAGTTAACGAAGGTTGGCTATTCTCTAAGGATAGAAAACACGTCAAAGTATTTGCTTCTTATGATAAGAATGAGGATGGCTCCATCACCTTTGGTGATCGAACTATGATTCCTTGGGCTTGTGTGAAGAAGATGACGAAGCTCCATTAGATGTGGCCGAAGTCTGAGTGGATGCAACTTTTTTTAGTGGCTGGAGTTTTGTCTTTGCTTTGGTGGATAATGATCGCACTTCCTTTTTTATCTCTTCGATAGGCTTAGCGTCCAGGATAGGTGCATAGTCATTTATAATTTGCTTCATTCTATTTTCTAATTCTTGTTCAGTCATATCTTCAAGCTTACCTGTTTTAATAATCTTTTGCTCTACATACAATCCAGCGGCTTTACCTCTGTTGACCTCAGCGTTCACAGCACTACTGAAGCTGCCACGTTTGATGGCTAGCTCTCTGATCTTAGCTAGCTCAGCTATGTGTCTTTCAAAGTCTATTGCGTATTTCTTTTGATTCTCTTCTCTCAGCTCCCCGATGTACTTAACCACCAGTGGTGATAGCCGAGGGTTCCTTAGCTCTGATGCTTCTTGCCTAGCTCTATCTTTGCTGTAACCAGCTGCGATAGCGGCCTCAGCCCCAGTCGTCTTGCCTTCGTTGAATACAAGGTATTCAGCAAAGCGTTTTTGCATTTCTGTTAATCTTTTAGGTACTCCCATAATTGACATATAAGGTAATATAAGGTACAAGTCAACATATGTCAGAAATTATAAAGATGCTTCAAGAAGAGATAGCTGCGTTAAAACTTAAAGGTGGTAAGCTCATTGAAGAAAACACAATATTGAAAGGATTCAAAGCGATAGTGATGGAAGATCCAACTAAGTATGATGACAGAGGTCCTAATGATTTAACACGACAGATAGGTGAGCTGGAGTGTGAGTTAGCAGGACTCAAAACTAAGAACCAAGAACTACAGAATGAAATGATTTTAATTAAAGGAATAACAGTCACTAACTCCCCTGAGTTAAGAGATGCTAATAAAAAAATAAAAGAACTAGAGGCAAGACTTGCTGAGGTTTTAAATGTTGAAGATGATCATCAAAAAATTAATGGAAAAATGCAAATGCGCTTGACAGAGATTGAACAAGAGAATATAGAACTCATGGCTGACAATAAAAAATTAGCTAGACAAATTGAAGATCAACTTGATAGAGCAAGAAGAGCGGGACTGTAGTGTACGTTAAAGATTTGCAAAATATATTATCTGAATTTACTGATGGTAAAAAAGGTAATGATATTAAACATGCAAAGATTTATGTGTCGTTAAATACTGGGACGATTGCGGAAGTCAAAGCGATGGAGGTCCAAACCAATAACATTATTGGTTCAAAAGATGGACTGAGATTAGTTATGTTTCCAAAGGTTGAAGCACCCAAATTAATACTTTAACAATACATAGGTTACCTCAAAAATGAGATGGCACCCGAGAGAAAATTATATCAAGATCTTAGACGCAATACTTCCGGTATCTTGTGGAATCGTATTGAAAACCTTGCTGGTATTGGGCTGCCTGATGTATTGGGGTATAATACTTCTAAGCACTTTTTTACTGTTGAACTAAAAGTTACAAGAGGTAATTCAGTAAGATTCTCTCCACACCAAATTTCATTCCACGTCACACATCCAGACAATACTTTTATCCTTATTAGGCACCTCGGTCAGAGGTCCGTAAAACTTTTTCCAGGTTCCGTGGTTCGTGAGCTTGTGGCTTCGGGTTATGCTTGCGGCTTAGAGCTTGGCGCTTCGTGGTCCGCGATTAACAGCTTGTTGCTTGGCGCTTGAAGCTTCACCAGCCTGCAGCTTGCTGCTTGGCCTGGAGCTTGTAGCTCGTGGCTTCACCGGGTAGCCGTTGTCACGGCACCACTGATCGTGGATCTCGTCTATGATGTCAGGTCGCGTGCGCGCCCCGCCATGATAAGCTCTAGTGTTTCGGATATGTGACATTGCTTATGGTTCTGTCCCAGCATGCTCTACAGTCCCGGCACTTGTTGCCTTGGTCCGCAGCTGGACAGGTCTTGCCGCTGGTGGATACTGTGCTTGTCCAGGGCCAGAAAGTAACTGGTTTTTGGTTGATCATGTGAGAGCTCATTCTAATAATTAAATTTGGCGGAACTATGTCCGGGTCCATCAGCTTCAGGAAGCGTGCTTCTCGTGTGGGCATCCAATGCTTGGTGCTTGGCGTTCGTTTACATACTTCAAATATATTTTTGAGATGGTCGACTGATTGCAGGTCTCCAGAGTCGTGCCACCTGAAGTACTCATGACCGGTCACCAGCGTGACCATGGCGTCTACCCAGTCAGGGTCTGTAATGCTTGCAGCTCGACGCTTGAGCGCTGTCTGCACGTTGTTGAATCGATATCGGCCCTTCAGGGCGTAGCAGCCCGCGCACACTGAACCAGGGATCTGGACCAGCTTGGCGCCTGTTATACATTGACTGGCCGGCAAATTATATGC